TAGCCCCAACTGTTATAGGGGAGATTTTAAATCTTAAGGTAACCCCCTACACAAACAAAGGGACTGTACGTAGCTCAATACAGTGTTTATGTGATTTTTTTAGTTGCAATCCCGAAGACCTTTTTCCAGCCCAACATATATTTGACCCCCTCACGGTTAATCAAGGTGCTATCCAAGCAAACATTGGAGAGTTGATGTCTAGCAATTTATTAGAAAGCGCACAAAATCCTGATCTATTAGTGGAAATCACTGAACAAAAAGAAGCAATAGAAAAAACACTGGGTCAATTAACTTTACGAGAGAAAAAAGTTTTAGAGGTGCGTTATGGTTTGGGCGATGAAGAGGCGTGTACGCTTAAAGAAACAGGGATTAAATTCGGTGTACGGGCAGAACGCATAAGACAAATAGAAGCGAAGGCACTCCGTAAATTACGTCACCCTGACAGAACTAAACATCTACGGTTAGCCCTTGAGGGGGAAGAGTTTAGTGAAGCAGTAAGAAAACAAAGAGCAGCAGCAACAGCAGAGGGTGTAACGCTCTCCCCCCCTGAACTACCTACCTATGTTGAGCAACCCTATGTTGAAAGGAACAGGGATACACGATTGGAATACAAAGCGTGGCAAGAACGAGTTAAAAAATATGGTCTTGACGAAGCTTTAAGACAAACTGCGAAGTCTTGAACAGATATTGGAAGAAAACCCAGAGTTTAAATTGGAAGAGGAAGAAGAGTAACTAATGGATATTATAACAATAGATTTTGAAACGTATTATGACAAAGAATTTTCTCTGTCTAACCTTACGACTGAGGAATATATCCGCAGTAAAGAATTTGAGGTTATAGGGGTAGCAGTTAAAGTTAATGACGATGAAACAATATGGCTATCAGGAGAGAAGAATGCACTCCACAGTTACTTACATAAGAACTTCGATTGGGAAAAAAGTGCTGTACTTGCTCATAACACTATGTTTGATGGTGCTATTCTCAGTTGGATTTTTAATGTTCACCCTAAGTTATATCTTGATACTATGTGTATGGGCCGTGCTATTAATGGGACAGAAGTATCGGCTTCTCTCAAAGCGTTATCGAAAAGTTATGGTGTTGGAGAAAAAGGTGATGAAGTGATTAATGCACTGGGGAAACACCGGGATGATTTTACACCGGCTGATCTATCCAAGTACGGAGATTATTGTGTTAATGATGTTGAGCTTACACATAAATTATTTAACATTTTTATGCAGACTAAAGGTTTCACTCTTCAAGAGCTAAAGATAATTAATTTAACACTCCGAATGTTTATTGAACCTGTTCTTAAACTTAACAGTCATAAGCTCACGTCCCATCTGGAAATATTACGTAGCCAAAAACAGGAGCTGCTGGAGAAATGTGGGTTGGATAAAGAACAATTAATGTCCAACATAAAGTTTGCCGAAGTCCTTAAAAAAATAGATGTGCCCCCTCCTAATAAAATAAGTGTACGAACTGGTAAAGAAACATTTGCATTTGCAAAAAGTGATGAAGGATTTAAAGCACTGGCAGAGCATGAAGACCCTAGAGTACAAGTTATGGTAGCCGCAAGAATAGGATTAAAAAGTACACTGGAGGAAACACGTACAGAAAGATTTTTGGATATTAGTTCACGTGGCCCATTGCCTGTACCCATTAAATATTATGCAGCCCATACGGGAAGGTGGGGTGGCTATGATAAAGTTAATCTGCAAAACCTTCCCAGCAGGGGTAAAAATGCCAAGGTGTTGAAGTCCTGTATTGAAGCCCCATCAGGGCATACCTTGATAGAAGCTGATTCGGCCCAGATAGAAGCTCGTATACTTGCATGGCTCGCTGAACAAACAGACTTACTGGAATCTTTTAGGCGAGAGGAAGATGTTTATAAGAATATGGCCTCTGCTATTTACGGCAAAGCAGTTGCTGAGATTTCTCCTGAAGAGAGGTTCATTGGGAAACAAACTGTACTGGGTGCAGGGTATGGGATGGGAGCGGTTAAATTCCGGTCACAACTTAAAGTATTTGGGATAGAGACAAGTAAAGAAGAAGCAGACCGAATCATAAGAGCGTATAGAGCAGCAAGTGGTGCCATTACGGGGTTGTGGGGGAACGCTCAAACTGTGCTGACGTACATGCACCAAGGGGATAAAACAGAATTAGGGAGGGAAGGGGTGTTGGAAATAGACCCTGATGTGAATGGTATCCGCTTACCTTCCGGGTTGTTCATGTTCTACAACGGGTTAAAAGCTACAGAAAATGAGAGGGGGATTCAATTCTCCTATGAAACTAGGAAAGGCCCGGTAAACATCTACGGGGGAAAGGTTATTGAAAATGTTTGCCAAGCATTGGCCCGTTGTGTGATGGGTGATCAAATGGTAAAGATTTCAAAGAGTTATTGTGTTTCATTAACTGTCCATGATTCTGTGATATGCTGCGTGGAAGATAACGAAGTAGATGAAGCTGCGGCTTTCATCAGTGAATGTATGGGTTGGGTACCGGAATGGGCAGAAGGTCTTCCTGTTCGTGGTGACGTAGAAGTAGGAAAAAATTATGGGGAATGTATAACATGGCAGCCAAACCAGCGTGGTCATTTAGTAGCATAAAGACATTCGATCAATGCCCCAAAAAATATTACCACCTTAAAGTTGTTAAAGATTATACAGAGGATACTGCCACGGAGCCTATCCTTTATGGCAATGAGTTTCATAGTGCTGCTGAAGAATACATTGGGAAAGATGTAGCCCTCGATCCCCGCTTTAGTTTTGCCCAGTCAGTATTGGATAAACTTAAAGGGATGAAAGGTGAGAAGTTATGTGAGTATAGGATGGGGTTAACAGCTAACCTTGATCCCTGTGAGTTTTTTGCAAAGGATGTGTGGTGGCGTGGAGTATCCGACTTGACGATACTTGATCGTGATAAAGGCGTAGCTAAAGTTATAGATTATAAAACCGGAAAGTCTGCTAAGTATGCAGATAAGGGGCAGTTAGAGTTGATGGCGTTAGCTACATTCAAACACTTCCCTGACATAAAGGTAGTTAAGGGAGGGCTGCTCTTTGTGGTGTGTAATGCGTTCATAAAAGATACATACACTATTACACAAGAGCCTGAGATGTGGCAAAAATGGTTAAATGAATACGGAAAGATGGAAGAAGCTTATGAAGTGGGGGTGTGGAACCCACGGCCTAGCGGCCTGTGTCGTGCACACTGCGTTGTTCTGGAATGTCCACACAATGGGAGAAGATAACGATGGCGTATAAAAATCCTCAAGATAGACCTAAACAAGTTAACAAGCCTGTAGGGAGTAAACCTTTTAAGGCACGCATGGAACGACAACGTGCCCGACGTGCAGTTGACCGTACCGGAACGGATGCCAACAAAAATGGTAAAGCCGACAGACGTGAAGGCAAAGATGTTAGTCACGTTAAAGCGTTAAGCAAAGGTGGTAAGAACAAGGATGGTATACGCATAGAAAGCCGAAATAAAAATCGTTCACGCAATTACAAGAAGACAGCCAAGGCCGGTGGGCCAGTTACCCGCAACACGGTTAAAAAACCGGTACGTAAGACAACACGGCGTAGTCGTTAAATGCAAATAGTGTATAACCGGGGGCTGCTCCTTAGAGTACGCAATCCCGGTAAAATAACGACGGCGATACCTAACAGCAGGCACTTAGGTCGTAATAATGTGCTGGTTAAATGGGGCATAGATGAATCACGTGTCCTCAAAAACCTTAACATTAAAAATGTCCCCTCCCCGATAATGGGGAAATATAAATGGACAGGGAAGTATGCTCCTTTCGCTCACCAGAAGGTCACGTCTGCATTCCTTACTATGCACCGCCGTGCCTTTTGTTTTAACGAACAGGGGACAGGGAAAACAGCATCTGCAATTTGGGCCTCCGATTTTTTAATGGATCAAGGGTTAGTTAAACGTGTGCTTGTTATATGCCCTCTTTCTATTATGGATTCAGCATGGCGGACAGATTTGTTCAAGTTTGCCATGCACCGTACAGTAGCTATTGCTCATGGCTCTAGAGCCAAACGTGGCGAAATCATTAACGGAGATGCCGAATATGTCATCATTAATTATGATGGGGTGGAAATCGTCAAAGAAGAAATAGCCAATGGCGGCTTTGATTTAATCATTGCAGATGAAGCAACCCATTATAAAAATGCCCAATCAAAAAGATGGAAGGTACTTAATTCTCTTCTCAAGGGGCACATGTGGTTATGGATGATGACTGGTACGCCCGCTGCTCAATCCCCCTTGGATGGATACGGACTAGCCAAACTTGTTAATCCTAAATCGGTACCTATATTTTTTGGGGCATTCAGAGAAATGGTAATGTATAAGGTGACACAATTTAAGTGGGTACCCAAACCTAGTGCCACTGACGTTGTATTTAACGCACTACAACCTGCTATCCGTTTCACCAAAGACCAATGCCTTGATCTGCCTGCAATGACTTACACTCACCGGGAGATTGAACTTACTCCCCAGCAGAAAAAGTATTATAAAATCCTTAAAGACCACATGGTTGCCGTTGCCGATGGAGAACAAATTACTGCTGTAAATGCAGCAGTTAGCATGAATAAGCTCTTACAAATAGCCTGTGGTGCTGTGTACACTGATTCAGGAGAGACAATAGAATTTGATATTAAAAATCGTTACAAAGTCCTACGGGAAGTCATTGATGAATCAAGCCAGAAGGTTTTGATTTTCGTCCCGTTTAAACATGTGATTGATATACTTTCTGAAAAACTCCTTAAAGATGGTATTACTAATGCTGTTATCCGGGGCGATGTAAGTGCTCATAACAGGACAAGAATATTTGACCAATTCCAAACTACTGATGACCCAGAAGTATTGATCATACAGCCTCAAGCTGCCGCACATGGGGTCACCCTGACGGCTGCTAATACGATTGTGTGGTGGGGGCCAACCGCTTCTTTGGAAACGTATGCACAAGCAAACGCCCGTGTGCACCGTTCTGGTCAGACACACCCATGCACCGTCATCCAGCTTCAGGGGTCGGCAGTAGAAAAAGCCGTGTATAAATTGTTGGATAGCCGGATAAGCGTACATACTAAAATGATAGACTTATACAAAGAAATGCTTGAAAATTAAAAATAAGTCACTATAATACATAAAACGTAGAATTATTTAACTTTACGCAATAATTTGGGAGAATAATTGCCATGACCAACACTGACGTGGTTAGTGTGGATAGACTTGTCTCTGTCTACATCAAGATACGTGATAAAAAAGCGGCTATTACTGCTGAATTAAAGGAGCAGGAAGCCGAACTAAACGAGAAGTTGGATGTGATTAAGGGTGCTCTTTTGCAACATTGCAAAGATAATAACAGTGAATCTGTACGCACCAAATTTGGCACCTTCTTTCGTACCATCCGCACTAAATACTGGACTTCCGATTGGGAATCCATGAGCGGCTTCATTAAGGAAAATGATGCGGTTGATCTTTTGGAAAAGAGATTACACCAAGGCAACATGCGGCAATTCCTTGACGATAACCCCGACAAACTTCCACCGGGTTTGAATGTGGATAGTACTTATACAATTACTGTAAGGAGAAGCAAGGCCAATGACTGAAAAGTATTTACCAATTGAGGATTTAGCTAACCATTTGTCGGTCAAAGTAAGTACGATACGACAGTGGGTAAAGCAGGGGCACATCCCTATCAGTAGCTATTTAAAAGTGGGACAGACGTACCGGTTTGATATCCCTTCTGTTGTAGATGCGCTGAAAGTCAATGACCCTCCCGACACTGATGTAGGTGAGATAAAAGTTACTGATGATGGCGATGTAGAAATTACCATTGTGGGTGATAGTGAGGGTGTCTTTGACGATACAGATAATTGGGAAAAAGACAGTTTTGAATGGCAGGATGATAAAGGTGACAGTTAGTTCCCGTTCTCAAAACCTATTATCCCGTATTACCAAGTCCCCTCGGAAAAAGGAAACAACAAGTGGGTTTACGGGTAAAAAAATAAGCCTGCGTGATGGTGTATTTAGAGTAATAACTGATGGGGTAGAAGTGCGCGAGTATCCTGATG